AACTGTAGGGCGTAACAGTTCTACTATTGAAGGTGTAGCCGCTGACCTAGTAATGGACGTAAGCGGTATCTCTGTCACTATGGTCTATGACGGCTCAACGTGGCAGTTGTATCCACAAACAGGAACTTCTCCTAGTCTGGGTATTGATGATAATGCTACGTCTACCGCAGTTACGATTGAGGCAGATGGTGACGTAGGTATTGGCACTACAAGCCCTCAAGAGCAGCTACACGTTTACACAACAGGTACTTCAAGAGTAGAAGTAGAAAGCACAACAAATGTCGCTGGCTTCAAAGCAACAAATAATCAAGGCTCTTATGCTTGGTATGTTGATTCTTCCGCTGATAAATTTCATTTATATGATTTTACAGATAGCGCAAATAGGCTGACTCTTGACGGCGCTGGTGACGTAGGCATTGGTGTAGACGATCCCCTTTATAAGCTACAGGTCGCTGGGGCAACAGCAGATGCTGACGGGGCGCTTGGTTCGCAGGCACCACAGTTTTCAATACAAGGCGGCAACGCAAACAATCAATTTGAGTTTGGTATGGACAACAGTGGCGCAACCGCCATTGGTTTTATTCAATCACGAAATCTTTCAGCAGGCGCTCAAACTATAGCCCTTAACCCCGCAGGCGGTAGCGTGGTAGTTGGAAAAGCGGTAGTAGACAATACCACCGTTGGTTGTCGCCTTAATAATACAGGCGATGCGTCCTTTGTAGCCCATGAAAACAGGCCGCTTGTTCTCGTTAGGAAATCTACCAGCGGCGATCACATTGTTTTCATAAAAGATAGCACTACTGTCGGAGCTATTGGAGATAAAGACGCCGACAGCATATATATTAATCAAGGTGATGCTGGCTTGCGTTTTGTTGATGGGGTCAACACTGTCATGCCCTGTAAAGAAAATGGAGTGGTAAGGGACAACGCCATTGACCTTGGGACATCAGGGAACAGATTTAACACGGTTTACGCTGGTACGGGCAGTATCAACACTTCAGATGAGCGAGAAAAGCAGGACATTGAAGAGCTAACAGAAGTGGAAACTCGCGTAGCTGTAGCCGCTAAATCACTTCTGCGTAAGTACCGATGGAAAGACATGGTGCAGGCAAAAGATGACAATACACGAAGCGACGAAACAGCTCGTATTCACTTTGGAATTATCGCGCAAGACTTAAAAGCCGCATTTGAAGCTGAAGGCTTAGACGCTGGGCGCTATGGAATGTTTATCCACACTACTTGGACAGACGAAGAAACTGGCGAAGAGCGTGACCGCATGGGTATACGTTACTCAGAGCTACTTGCTTTTATTATTGCGGCTATTTAAGGGAGCTAACTAATGGCTAATCTATCAAGTTATTTGCCAGATGGAATTGACGAGTCTAGTGTACAAATCACAGGCGGTACAATTAACGGCACTACCATTGGAGCTTCTACTGCGTCAACAGGTGTGTTTACTACGGCAGTTGCCAGTACGGAAACGGATACCAGCAACACTGGATCAGTAACGCTTGACTTTAGTGCTGACCAAAACTTTGTACTGACGCTAACAGGCAATGTGACCTTGGCTAACCCAAGCACGGAGATTTTAGGCCAGTCTGGGTTTATCGTGTTTATCCAAGACGGTACTGGTGGACGAACGGTGTCTCTTGGTACTGACTACGAGACAGCCAGCGGAGCAGGGCTTACCCTGTCTTCTGCTGCAAGCACTACAGACATTGTGCCTTACGTTGTTGCCGCATCAGGCCGCATCTTGCTTGGCGCTCCACAACTCGCGTTTAGCTGAGGATAAGCTATGTCAGGGCCATTTGGTTCACAGCAGTGGATGTACTCATCGGGCTTTTATCCGCATGAAATAGGTAACTCTGCGCGTTTAGATGCTAATGCTCATTACTCAAGAACTCCGTCTTCTGCTAGCAATCGTAAGACTTGGACATGGAGTGCTTGGGTTAAGCGCGGCAAGCTAGGCTCAGCACAAACCTTGTTTGGAGCTGTTAATGTAGGTACAAGCCAAACCACTTTGAATTTTACTTCTGGTGATGGCTTTAATGTTAGCTCGTCAGGTGGTGGCTTTGCGTCAATAGACGTAACAACAAGTGCTTTATTTAGAGATCCTTCTGCTTGGTACCACATTGTAGTTGCAGTTGACACTACTCAGTCTACTAGCTCCGACAGAGTAAAAATTTATGTTAATGGCACACAACAAACAGCTTTTTCGGCATCAACTTATCCAGCCCAAGACAGTGAAGGCACTTTAAATCAAGCCCTTGCTACGGAAATTGGAAGATTCGCTCAATCTGGATATCATCAATACTACAGCGGTTATCTTGCAGAAATTAACTTTATAGACGGCTCTGCATTAGGTGCTTCTAGTTTTGGCGAAACCAAGGCAGACACATGGATTCCTAAGAAGTACACAGGTAGCTACGGCACTAATGGTTACTACCTAGACTTTGCTACTAGGGCTACTGATCCTATTGATGCTTCTGGTGAAGGAAACAACTGGACTGACACAAACGTAGTCGCTACTGATTGGATGCTAGACAGCCCGACGAATAACTTTGCTACGTTGAATCCTATTGGACCTAGAAGAAATGGAGCAAACTTCGGCTCTGGAGCGCAAACACAAGGTAATTTAACGATTACTTCAACATCCAATAGCTACTTTGACGATACCGAAGCCACTGTTTTTAACAACGGGGATACTGGTAAGTGGTACTACGAGATGAGGCTAGACGAAAACCACGGAAACGGTGGCGTGGGGTATGAGCAATTTAATATTGCTGGTTACTACCTTGGAGAGTTTTATACTCCATCCGCAGTAATTGTTACAAATACTGGTACAACAACTCTTTCGCCTTCTTCTTTTTCTAATGGCGATATTTTTATGTTTGCTGTTGACCAAGATAACGGTAAAGGGTGGTTTGGTAAAAACGGTACTTGGTACACAATCAGCGGGGGTGGAACACCAAACCCAGCTACTGGTGCAAATCCGGCAACAACTTTTGGTAGCATAGACAGGATAGGTCAGGTTCAGGTTCGCAGTAGCACTAGCTCTCTTCACAGAACAGTCACGGCTAACTTTGGTCAAGACTCTAGCTTTGCAGGCCAAGTTACAGCACAAGGCAACACAGACGCCAACGGCATTGGTGATTTCTACTACGCACCACCAGCAGGCTACCTAGCCCTGTGTTCAGCTAACCTCCCTGATCCAGCGGCGGCGTTTAACCCTGCTGTAAACAACAGCCCACAAGACCACTTTAATACTGTGTTGTACACGGGTAATGGTAGCACCAACAACATTACTGGCGTTGGTTTTCAGCCCGACTTTGTATGGATAAAGTCAAGAAGTGAAGCATACTGGCATCGCGCGTTTGATGTGCTTAGAGGTGCAACAAAACAGTTATACACAAATGATAGTGCCGCTGAAGCTACAGAAAGTGCGTCACTAACCGCTTTTGGTAGCGATGGCTTTACCCTTGGCAGTTTTCAATATACCAACAACAATAATACTACCTTTGCCTCATGGAACTGGAAAGCTGGCGGTTCAGGCGTAAGCAACAGTGATGGATCTATTACATCCACCGTGTCTGCTAATACTGATGCTGGCTTTAGTGTTTTTACTTGGACAGGAACAGGGTCTAGCGCCACCATTGGACACGGACTTGGACAGACTCCAAAGGTTGTTTTTTGGAAGCGAAGAGACTCACAAGAAAACTGGTCTGTCCAAAGCACCCTTCTAAGCGCACAAACAGAATTAGAACTTAGTGGTAATTCGGCTGAATCTGCTACTGATACGCGGCTTGGTAGTACGGCTGATTGGACTAGCTCTGTTGTTTCAGTAATTAGCTATGTTGCAAATAATGCTTCTTCAGGCACTTATGTGGCCTACTGCTTTGCAGAAAAAGAAGGCTTCAGCAAGTTCGGCACATACGCAGGCAACGGAAGCGCAGACGGCCCGTTTATCAACACAGGGTTTAGGCCAGCGTTTGTTCTTGTTAAGAACACTGATGCCGCTGAATGGTGGACACTCATCGATAACAAGCGAGTAGGCTACAACGAAACCAATTCTATTTTGTCGCCAAACGAAAGTTCCGCTGAGTACGCGGCTGGCGGCGGTGGTTTTGATTTTACGTCTAACGGATTTAAGGTGCGAGGAACTTCAGCCAACTTTAACGGAAGCGGCAACACCATACTTTACATGGCATTTGCAGAGATGCCCTTCAAATACGCCAACGCGAGGTAACAACAATGGCATGGACATACAACGATAGCGTTATTCGCGCAGGCAAAAGTTGGACGGATGATGACGGAATTAAGCATCCCTCTAACTGGGGATCATGGTCAGAGGAAGAAAAGACTGCGGCTGGTCTAGTGTGGGTAGATGACCCTGCTCCGTTTGACTCACGGTTCTATTGGGCGGCAGATGTACCCAAGGCACTAGATGATGTAAACGAGGTAGATGAAGACGGTGAGCCCATGCTTGACCAGTTTGGCGATCAAGTTGTCACGCTGGGTTTGAAGTCTCAAGAGTGCGCCAAGGTCAAGACACAAGCAGGTGGTTTGCTAGCTCCTACTGATTGGTATGTTGTACGCAAGGTTGAGGCAGACGTTACTATTCCTGCTGACGTACTGACTTACAGGGCTGCTGTACGCACCGCTTCAAACTCTATGGAAGCTCAGATCAACGCGGTGACTACTCACGCAGAGTTTGTGGAGTTGATAGCTGGCACACCGGACAATCCTTCGACTTTTAACGACTGGCCTAAAGAATAAGAGTAATGAATGTGGTAGAAGAACATAGGCTCGACCGGATTGAGCAAAAGCTCGACAAGCTGACTGAAGCGGTATCACAGATTGCAAGGGTTGAAGAGCAAATGCTGTCTGTGTTTAAGCGTATGGACAGGCACGAGAAGCGCCTAGACGATCAGGAGGATGATCTGAGAGAACTAACGACAGATGTAGTGGCTAACTCAGGCTCTGTTAAGAACGCAGAGAGATTCTTCTGGGTAGCCGTCAGCGCGTGTGCGTCCCTTCTTGTTTACATGGTGAGGTAACGTATGTGGCAAGCACTTATATCGCCAATTACTAGCCTTCTCGGGCAAGTACTAAAGAATAGGGCTGAAGAAAAAACAGCGATACATAACGCTAAGATGGAAGTCATCAAGAACACTGCGTCTTGGGAGCAGCTTATGGCATCTGCCAGTGCTACCTCGTGGAAAGATGAGTGGTTTACTTTGTTGCTCTCAGCGCCTGTGGTTGCGCTTATGTGGGGTATTGGGATGAATGACGTAGAGATCATAGACCGCATTGGTCTTGCCTTCAGTGAGCTTAACAGGCTTCCTGATTGGTATCAGTATTTGTTATTCATGGCAGTATCCGCATCCTTTGGTATTCGTGGTGCTGACAAGCTGTTGGCCCTGAAGGGGAAAAAGTAGATGGCCTTAGAGCTAGACATTTTTCAAGACACTACTGCAAATACTATGTTTGCTGATTCTACTATGGCGGCAGAAGAAACAGCAGTTGATAACGCCCGTTATAACGACGAAGGTGACCGCCTGTATTATTGGGTTCCACCAAGTGAGCTAGGTGATCCCAAAAGAAGCTCAGAAGAGTCAGAGCTATACAAAGATACAGGAGGGTATTACACAGAGGCAGAAATACGTACCGCATGGGATGCAGATCAAGGAATGGGCTACCTCAAGGATCAGACTGATTGGGATAACTATTGGGGTTACCTTACAGAGCGTCAGGATCTTATTGATAACGGCGTTCTTTCAGACGGTACGTCAGTAACTCAAGCACAGCTACAGGCTAAAAGAGAAGCGATACAGGCTGCTGGTGGGTTAAAAGAATCGGGAGGAGCAAAGGGTGCAGGAAAAGGAACTTCACAGATAACTCTTGCGGCTCGACAAGATGCGTTTAACGCAATGATTAACGACCCCGCTCAAGTCGAACTTATGGAAAAGTACGGTTTAAGCATGAGTTTTCAAAATGATGACGGAGACACTTTTAGATGGAACGGCTCATCGTACACTAAGACAGATAAAGTAGCTGGCGTCGATTGGGGTTTGCTTATTGCCGCATCAATGACAGGTTATATAATGGGACCACAAATTGCTGGGATGGCGGGCTTTAGTGGAGGTTTTGCTGGAGGTGCTGCTTCTGGTGCTGTAGGGTCTGTGATAACACAGGGTATTGCCACAGGTGATGTAGATTTTGGTCAAGTAGCTACGGCAGGGGTTTTAGGTGGCATTGGTGGTTTCTTTGATGACTTACAAGCAGCAACTCCCGGAACATACGGTGGTTGGGTAGTTAACGGAGAAGTAGTAGGAACAGCAGGAACATGGGGAATTGAAAAAGGACAGTATCTTGCTAACCTTCTTAACATACCTCTAGACGAAGCTCTTGGTATTATGGAAGGTGTGCTAACAGGCACTGTTACAGGAGAAGATTTAGAAGGAATAGCTATTAATGCTGTTGGTGGTTGGGGAGAAGCCTACACTAACCAGTGGGTTAAAGATACTCTCGGAGATCAAGGATTAGACGTAGACAACTTATTTAAAGACGGTAGTACAAACATTAGTACAGAGTCTTTGCAAGGATTAGTATCTGAGGGGTTTGATGCGTTAGTTGCTGGAGGCATGAGTGAAACTGATGCGTTAAAAGCTATATACGGTTTCTTTGATCAAGGAGGTTCTCTAGACTTCTTGTTGCCAATGTTACCAGAGCTAGGTTTTCCCGATCTCCCTGACAGCGACTTTTGTGAAGAATTTCCCGGCCTGTGTGAAATACCAGAAATTAATTGTGATGAAGGCACAGAATATAACACTGAATTACGTAAGTGTATACCTCTACCAGACATAGACATACCAAACCCATGTCCATCAGGTTTTATAGATAAAGGTGATGGCTATGGGTGCGTCCGTGAAATTAATTGCCCTGAAGGCACAGAATATAACACTGAATTAAGCAAGTGTGTAGATGCAGGCACACTTCCTGAAATGGGTTGTGATGATGTAGAAATAGTAAATGGCGTACAGAAGTACGTTTATAATACAAACTTAGGCGAATGTGTTCCTGACGTTATTGAGTGTATCGAAGGTTTCGACTTAGTTGGACAAGAGTGTGTAAAAGCAAAAGTAGGCGTACAAGTATGTTCAGATGAACAGAAAAAACAAGGTGGCACAGAAATAAAAATAGGCAGTCCTGATTCTTGGTACTGCAAAATGCCTGACCCTAACACGACTTGTCCAGAAGGTTTTCGTAACGAAGACGGCGAGTGTGTGAAGATTGAAGGCCCAGATATTGATGTAAACGTAGATGTTGATGCTAGTCTTCCTTCTGTAAGTTTGGGACAACCTAGTTCTGGACTGTTTACACCACTGGAAACTAAAGGTTTATCTTATGAACAACAAACGCCTACACCTTTAGCACAGTCTGGGTCTTTTGATGCTATGGCAGGTATTACTAATTTTATTAATAGAAAACTTAATGAGAAACCGTCTGACCAAGACATTAGTGATGCGTTTAACTCAGGCCCAGACAAAGGAATGTTTACATGACACAGCAATATGGTGGCGGTTTTACTCCACAGCAACAAAAAGCATTTAGCTCATGGTGGCTGAACGAAAAGTACGGCGGCGATCTTAATAACGTCGAAGGTCTTTACCAGAATGAAACAACTGGTGCTTGGCAGGCTGATCCTACTAAAGTTTTTGACATAAACCCTGAAACTGGTCAGAAAGGTCAGTTTAAGTATATGGCTACTCCAGCTTTTACTGGCTGGATGGATGTTACGCCTGAAAAGTATGGTGAGTACAGTAATATAGGCGGCGGTCAGGTTAAGATGATTCGGAACCGTCATGGCCTGTATACACCAGAAAGCGCATATGGAAAAGAAGGCAATTGGTCTCGACAGTATCAGTTTACTACTAACCCTAACACTGGAGAGGAAGGTAAGTGGATCTTTTTAGGCCAAATGGGATGGGTTAACATTGAAGGTGATCCTCAACCAGAACCAGAAGAGGGACAGATTGTATTTGGTGGTAGTGGTCAAATAGCTGGCCCTTATGATCCTAATTATGACGGTTCTGTTAAAGACACATCTAGTAACACAGATGCAGATAGTGACGTATCAAGTGGTGATGTTGATGAAGCAGCATCAGCAGAAAACACTACAACAGCGGCTGCTCTACAACAAACTATCCCAAGTTCTCAGGGTGCGTTTACTTCTAGTACTCCTATGGGTCTACGGTATTCAGCACCAGCAGCTCAAGAATTTATTTCAGCCGCTCCTGCTTCTAAAATAGACTACGCAAAGGCGCTTAATAGTGCGCTGGCTTTGGATGTAATGGGCAATATGTTGACAGGTAGAAAAGTATGACTTATTTAAATTTAGTAAACAGTGTACTTAGACGCCTGCGTGAAGACGAGGTAGACAACGTAACAGCTAACACCTATAGCAAAATGGTAGGTGACTTTGTTAACGATGCTAAAAAACTTGTAGAGTCTGCGTGGGATTGGTCAGCGTTAAGAACTACACTTACAATTACAACGGCTGCTGATGATTATACTTATTCATTAACAGGATCACAAAACAAAGTTAAAGTACTAAACGCAATTAACGATACATCTAATCTTACAATGCAGTACCAGACTCAGGTGTGGTTTGATGAGCAATACTTAATTAATACTCCTGTTTCTGGCACTCCTGAGTACTACACATTTAACGGTGTAGACTCAAATGGTGACACACAGATTGATGTGTACCCAAAACCAGATGCTGTTTATAGTTTAAAGTTTAAATGTACGTTACGCAATGCTCTTTTAAGTGCTGACACAGACACCTTGGCTGTCCCTAGTGAACCAGTAATTCACATGGCAATAGCTCTCCTAGCGCGTGAGCGGGGCGAGACAGGCGGTACATCAGCACCTGAGTACTTTGGTATTGCTGATAAGTACTTGTCTGATGCAATCGCGCTGGATGCACAGAAGCACCCAGAAGAAACTATTTGGTACACTCCGTAAGGACTACGTATGGCACAGCCACTGACAAGTATTAACTTAGTTGCTCCTGCGTTTAAGGGCGTCAATACGGAAGACTCTCCGATTGCACAAGACCCTTCATTTGCAGACATCGCGGATAACGCTGTTATTGACAAGCGTGGTCGTATTGCTGCGCGTAAAGGTATTTCTGTAATTACTACAAACAAGACTGCTCTTGGTTCTGACCATGTACACAAGGTTCATTATTTTTATGATGACGCAGGTAACGAGGTAGTATTTACTGCAGGTAACAACAAGATTATGACAGGGACTACTACCCTGACTGATGCTACGCCCGGATCATATACGATTACAGCTAACAACTGGAAGATTGTAAACTTTAACGACAAGGCGTACTTCTTTCAGCGTGGCTACGACCCTCTGGTGTACGACAACGCTACAGGACTACGTACATTTAGTACAGTAAAAGGTAACGCTACGTCTGCAACTTTAAAGTGTCACGAGGCTTTAGCAGCTTATGGTCGTTTGTGGATTGTAGACAACGCTACTGACACTCAAACTATTTACTGGTCAGACCTTTTGGATGGCAGTGATTTTTCTAGCGGTTCCAGTGGTTCTATAGATGTATCTAAAGCATGGCCTGATGGCTATGATGAAGTAAGAGCGTTAGCTGCTCACAACGATTTACTTATTGTTTTTGGCAAGCACAGTATTATTGTGTATTCAGGTGCTTCTAGTCCTGCAAGTATGGCAATAGCAGATACTATTGCAGGCGTTGGGTGCATCTGTAGAAACTCTGTACAACACACTGGTACAGATATATTGTTTATGTCTCCTTCTGGTTTGAGAAGCCTTGGACGTACTATCCAAGAGAAGTCCCTTCCTATATCTGATCTTAGTTTAAATATTAAGACAGAGCTAATTGCAGTAATTGAGGCAAGAAGTGAACCTACAGCTTCTGTGTACAGCCCTGAGAACTCTTTTTATCTAATTGCTTTTCCCGGTTCGTCAACTGTTTATTGTTTTGACCTTAAAGGTGCATTAGAAAACGGAGCCTATAGAGTTACTCGTTGGCCTTCTGTTGGTCATAAATGTTTTGAGCGTAAAACAGACGGTACGTTGCACGTTGGTACTTCTGACGGTGTTGGTACTTATGCGGGCTACCTAGACAACGCAGCGACTTATCGCTTTAGGTACTACAGTCCCGGCTTGACGTTTGGTGATCCCTCAAAGATTAAACTACTAAAGAAAATTAGACCTACTATTTTTGGTGCTTCTGGCGCTACAGTGTTTATGAAGTGGGCATACGACTTTTCAACGTCCTTTAAAACCTACAACTTTACTGTAGGAAGCGGAACACCAGCGTTTTTTGGCGTAGATGAGTTTAGTGTAGGTGAATATACAGGTGGAGAATTAACCACTAAAAGTTCTGTGTCAGGCACAGGAAACGGAAGTGTGATAACTATTGGCATGGAGGCCGACATAAACGGCTTTGCACTGTCTCTCCAAGAAATTAACGTATTAGCATTAATGGGTAAAACAGTATGAGCAATTATACAAAGACAACAAACTTTACCGCTAAGGACAGTTTACCTTCTGGAGATAGTGGTAAAGTAATTCGTGGTAGTGAGTTTGACACTGAGTTTAACGCGCTTGCAACAGCAGTTACATCAAAAGCTGACTTAGCATCTCCTACTTTTACAGGCACTGTGACGATCCCTGCGTTAACCTTTACGGGAACTCTGTCAACAGGAACGATTGATGGAGGTACTTACTGATGTCTAGGGCCAATTCACAACCGGGTTACACAGCGCCTACAAGCGGTGGCACTACAGGAGGAGGCAGTTTTGACCTAGGCGGTCTTTTAAGCGGTCTTTTTGGGGCTGGAGCTACTGTTGCAGGCGGTGCTGGTGTAATGTCTGCTTATAACAAACTAGAAGGTGTTGGCGAGACGGCTAAAAGAGAGGCTACTACCTTAGCTAATCAAATAATGCCTATGTCTCAATTCCGTCCGTTTACTGTAACATCAGCAACGGGTGGACAGTTTGGTACTAGACCGACAACAACTACTGTAACAGACCCAGTAACAGGGGAAGCGAGAGAAGTAGTAACTGGTACTGAAGCGGGTATGGACCTTTCTCCTGAAGAACAGGCAATGCAGGGAATGTTGATGGATCAATCTCAGCAGTTCTTGGGACAGTCTGCTATGCCTGCAGGCCAAAGAGAGGCTGACGTATACGAGCGTATTCGTGCGATTCAGTCGCCTGAAGAAGAACGTCAGCGTTTAATGTTAGAAGAACGTCTGATGAATCAAGGTAGGCTGGGTGTACGTACTGGTATGTTTGGTGGAACTCCTGAAGCGTTTGCTATGGAGAAAGCACAAGCAGAAGCGCGTAATCAGGCTTCTCTAATGGCTATGCAACAGGCGCAGGCTGAACAGGCACAAGCACAACAGTTAGGTCTATCGGCTCTGGGTGGCGCGTATCTACCACAAGCACAGCTTCTGAACGTACAGCAGGCTGCTCAGTTGTACCCGCAGATGCAACAACAAGCGCAGTTGTACCAGACAGGTCAGTTTGGTGAGACTATGATGACAGGTATTGAGGCTCAGTTGATTGCAGAGCAGGCACGAGCTAACTTGTTGGGTGGTCTTGGCTCAAACTTACTCGGTGGAATGTTTAGTCCCATAGGTAATGCAGAGGATGGTTTTGCTCTTCCTATTGCAGACTTTCTGAGCAGAATATAAAACTGGAGAATAACAATGGCTAAATTTTCACAAGCATTACTACAAGGGCTGTTGAATCCTACGTATCAGCAGGGTTTGTTTGAAGCTGCTCGTAATGTAGGTGCTGCTCCGGGTGTTTTTGCCCAACAGAAAACTAACGAAGCAAGAGCGTTGGAGGCTAAAAAAAGGGAAGGGGCCGTACAGCAGGGTCTTATGGCTATTTCCCAAGCTGCTTCTCGCGGTGTCCCTCTGGCAAGTTTACAGAACGCCATTCAGTCTATTGTGGCGCAGGGTGGAACACAAGCGCAGATTATGGAGGCTTATAAGGCAGGTTCTAGTGGCAAAAAAGCCCCAGTTACTCTATCGGCTGGCGCTGCTTTAGTAGACCCAGAGACAGGAAAGGTTATTGCTGAACGTGGGTTTAAGCCTGAAGCGGCAGATGCACCTAAAGTTAGTTTTGTCAAGACCAAGGACGATAAACAGGTTCTTGTGTTTGAAGGCACAGAGTTAGTCAACACGATTGAGCCTGAGGGTAATGCTGACGAAGAAATTGCTGCACGAGATTTTGTATCGGGAAGCGCCACAGCTACTCTTGTAACAGTTAGAGAAGCCTTGGCAACTTTGGATGAAAGTTATGCTGGCGTAGATCCCGGTGGAATTTCTGGAGCAATAACTTCTATGCTTCCGGGCAGTCCTTCTCACGAGCTTATGACTAGCACTTATGTAACAATCGCCGGTAAAGAGGCTTTGGATGAAATTAACAGGATGAAAGCGGAAGCAGCAAAGTTTGGTTCTAGGGGCACTGGTTTAGGTCAGGTTACCCAGATTGAATTTGCGGCTCTGCAAGGCAACTTAGCCAAACTAAACACAGGACTTACTGTTGAGAGACAAAAACAACTTTTGAGAAAGATTGAGCAAAAGTTAGTGTCTGCCCGAAGAATCGCATCTGGAGAAAACCCCATTGACGTAATTGACTTTAACGATCCTACGTACATTGAGGCAGGGTATATTAAAGAGGGTGGTGACGTTTACTACTTTGCTCCTGATGGTAAAGAGTTTATTTACGACAGAAACAAAGAGTCGTTTGTCCCGTACGCAGGAGACTAATATGTCTATTGAAGCTGCTCGCAGAAAGATAGAGGAAGAACGTCAGCGTCTAGGCATCGTCACGCCCAGCGAATCTTTGGGGGAATTTTCTATGGAGTCTGCCAGCGAAGGTATTGACGCCGCCAGAGAAAAACTCAAGGTAGCTAGAGACAATCTAGAGATTGTGCCAGAGGCCGATCCAGAGGGTGTTTTTGAGCGAATTATACAAAATCCCTACCAACGCGCAGTAGAGCGTCAGGTAGAGACTTTTGAGCGTATGGACACTCCGGGCGCAACTAACACCCCCTCTGTAATTTTACAAACACTCAGTAACCCTATATCAATGGGCATTGACATGGCGGCTAATGCTGTAGTAATGGGCGCAGAAGAAGCTATAGGTATGCTATTGCCTGATGATATGGAAGAAGCTGCTAAACAAAAGCTAGTAGAGGCCATGAACTCCGAAGCGGGACAGGTGGCATTAGGAGCCTTAGCTGAAGGTGAGGAAGCGTGGGAGAAGTTTTCGCAGGCCTATCCTAACGAGGCCGCTAACTTTGCTGGGTTTGCTGATATTTTCTTTGGTGTGCCAAGGAATATAGTTACAAACTTTAACCCTAGTCTTGCGCCAATGAAAATAGAAAAGGTAGGCCTTAGAAAAGAAGTACAGCCTATGGAGGGCATCGACAAAGACGTTTACAACATTGCGTACTCAAAGCCCGGAGGCGGTAGGACACCGCAGCAGGCTGAGAATGTCACTGACCCACGAGGCATTTTAGGCACACAAAAGCAAATGGCAGACGAAGCACAGTTAGCTGTTGTAGATGAGCTTAAAAGAGCAGGAGTTACTGGTAACAACACACTCCAGCAAAACTTCAACAACATGATAGGCTACCTTGATAAACTTGATAGCACTGTTATTAAAATGAGTCGAAAAGCAAATGACCCGATAGACATGACTGTTTTGCGTCAGAACGTGGCGCAAGAAGTACAGCAGATGATTTCAAGCAATCCTGCCGTGTTCACAGCAACACCGAAAGCCATGCGTAAAAAAGTCAATGAATTAGTGTCTCAATTTATCACGCACGTACAAAAAAACGGCAACACCGCTGAAGGAATAATAATGGCGCGTAGAGCCTTTGACTCCGACATGGAACGCATGGGCATGGATTTAGGAACATCAAAAACTAACTCCAATATTCTACTGGCTCGTGCTGTTCGCAACGCGGCTAACAAAAGCATTTTCTCTGTTGTTCCTCAGGCAGAGCAGGTATTTTCTAAGATGTCTCGTGTCCTGTCGGTGTATGACAACGTGGCTATGAAAGCGTCCCGTGAGGCTTCTACTTCTCTGGGTCGCCTAGCTGCTGAACTAGGACTTGACAAACTAATTGGAGAAAGAGCAGGCAGTCAACTATTTAACATCCCGCTGGCTATGGGGTATGCTGTTGTCGCGTCTCCTGTCATAATGATCCGCAGGGCCATGAAAATGGGTCCACCCGCAAAAGGTAGAGCTTTGATTGCCTACGCTGTTCGCGATATTAAAAGCGAAATAAGCAAAGGACTAAAGATGGTCAAAGACCCCAAGAGACGCGCAGAGTTGCTGAAATCTAAAGAAGCGGCATGGGTTGCTTTAGAGGCCGCTGCTGCTAAACTGGAGCGGGAGTACGAGGAAACCACAAATGGCTGAAGATTCCTTGTTTGATGTTCTTGATGTACCTCTGGATACTTTGAGGGAGACTGTATCAGGCGACCCAAAAAAATTCGGTGTGCCTGAGTTTGAGCGAACAATACCTATTCAAATTCCAAGATCAAGAGGAAGTGCAGGGACGCTTAGACCTACAGTAACAGAGGAAGACGCAGAAGCTGCAGCGGCGATGGCTTTTGATCCGCTTAATTTTATCCCTGTAGCTGGCATCAGTAAGTTTATTAAAGGGGGCAAAGAGCTTCTGGAGCAGGCCTTGCCTGAGTCCGGTAGAGGCATGTTTACAGCGGCTTTATCTAACTATATACCGAATTGGTACGGCCCGATAGATAAAACAATTACTGTTTTTGATGAAATGGTGGCAAAAGCTGGAGAGGCTTTAGGAAGAGGGCCACAGACTGCGGCAGAAGCGGTAGGGGCGCGTAAAAAGTCCACAGGGTTCGCTGGCTGGAGCATGGACGCGATGAAAAACATTGCAGACATGATCGTTAGCCCTGAGAAACGGGCGCTATACAGGGAGCAGGGAATTGCTGGTCAGGGTATTGTTGCTAGAGAGCTTGCTGAAGGTGAGATGCGTAAGGCTTTCGCACAGGTCCAGTACATGAGTCACATCGGGAAACAGGCGGGGCGCGTAGGTGATGTTGCTCCTGCCGTAGATGATGTGATGAGAGCTTCAGGCGTGTCTGATTATATGGCGTACTACCCCGGAGCCTATCAAGATACCGTAAGGGCTAAGAACTTACAGGGGACCGTAGACGGCAGAAAGATCCGCATGACTGACCAAGAGTTGAGTATTATTGAAGACCACGTTGGTTCAGTCTGGAAGTCTCCTGAGGGTGGCGTCAAGACAGCGTTTAACGCATCTAACCAAAAGCCCCTGCTGTTTATGAAGACGCCAGACAACATCAACACAGGGATGCACTTTCAAGACGCTATGAAGAGCGGTGGTTACGTGTCATCTATGTTTCAGGTGCTGAAGAAAGCTAAAGGAACACTGACCACAGAAGAGCTATACAAGCAACTACAGAAGCTAGAGGACGGTGCTAGATGGAGTTTTCATCCCAAGAGCGCAACTCTTGAAGACGTAGCTGAAAATGGAATCTGGGTTACTGGATCGTTTACAGGTAGTGCTATTACAGAAGGCGGCGTAAACTTTATTACAAAGCTGTACCCCTCTGGTAAGTACATGACTGTCGTGTCTGATGAACATAACTTTTTTGAAACTTTGTTAGATAAAGTGGCGAGTAAGGCCAGCGGTGGTAGGGCTACAGGGACACAGATTCTTGACTCTAGACTGCTTGCGGTAACACCGCCAATGACAGGGAACGTCTACAGGCACAGGAAACAGTTAGGGAAGGACGCGCCTTTGTACGAGAAAGCCAAAGGTAGGGGCGAGCGGCCTTTGAACAAAGAGCTACTAGAGGAAATCACGACAGCTAAAGCGTCACCTGAATTGGTAGCCGCAGAAGCCAAGAGGCAAAGGGGCGCTGAGTTAATGACAGCGGGTGCATTAATTGAAACAGGACAAGCGACAAATGAAAAAGAATGATGATAAGCACACAGTAGAGTACACCTCTATCGACTACCACAGTATGTGCCAGAAATCAAAGGCTCGTATTAAGAAAATGCAGGATGAAGGAATACCTACGTCCCATGACCCGAAAGATAAGCCAGAGGACGTAGGCAGTAACGACAGAGGTTACTCTATCTTCTTTATGTCATAACTCACAGTTATTCCCTGTGCAGGCCAGTTGTTGTGACCCTTCAGTCATATCGCTGGCCTCTTCAATATCCCACGATATTTCTGTCGGAAACCCCTTCTTTAGTTCTTTCAAGGTAGCCTTGTCCACAGGTTCATAAGGGGCTTGAGCATAGCTGTGATCTGAGTAAGGCAGGAAGCTGATACCTGACACCTTATCAAACTTGTTGTACAGCCACTGTCCCACCTCTAGAAACTCATCATCACGGTAGTAGCAGGTCATAGACGGCTTATGCTCACACCAGTAGTCCTGATATATCTCCCATAGCTCTAGCTGCTCCATAGCACCCATCTCTGAGGCTGTCACAGCGCCCTCAGGAGCCGCTATAGGGAAGGAGAATACCTTGGTACTAGGGGACATTAGATCGTCCTCCACAGGGACACCAGCGGCCTCTAGGACAGAGCAAAGTGGGTCACGAGCGTCTGCACGAACCCGCCGAATATACTGACTGCTATACCTAGGATGGATGCCACTAGCACTATCGACCAACTGACTAACAGTGCCAGAAGGCTTAACTGCAGTAATTGCTGTAGACGCATTAATACCCAGCTTTTTAGCCCACTGCTCATTAGTGACGATAGCCTCATTACGCATCTCCATTAGCCATCTCTTTAGCTTGTTCTTATCTTGACGCCCAGACAGCAGAGGGTGATCCATGATGCCCGTCAGTGATACGCCCAGCAGTGCTTCCTCTTGCGTGTTAGTCTTCCAGATGTTACGCAGGTAGCGGAAGTCTGTTAGGGTAGCCTGTAGAGTTCCAAGTATTGTCGCAACACGTACTTTCCGTTTGAGGCTTGCGAGTGTATCGTCTGGCCTGACAACAACCTCTGATAAGTTGCAGAATTGATAGGGTCTGAGGATGATTTCGCTACACGGATTAGTTCCAAAATCAAAGGTAGCATCTCGTCTGCCGTTTTTTTCAGCTTGCTTTTGACTTGCCACTCGGCTAAAGACACCTCGTTCACCAGATCGTGATTCATATAGACTTGTCCACTCGTTTAGGAACGCCTCAAAGTCAGGCTTCTCTGTGTAACACGCTGAGTTGTTCGCTAGGCCCCGCTGAGGCTCATCTACCCACCACTGACCGTGCTTACATCGTCGCAGTCTGTCGTCTGTGAGGTTGCTGAGGCTGATGAGGGCTGATCTCCTGACTCCTCCGACAACGACGATTTGAGCAATTTTGCAGCAGAGATCGTGACATTCAATGGAGCTAAGTTTTCTTCCAGCCGCTTCTCGAAAAAGTGCCACAGTGAATCGGAATAAGTCGAGCAGAGGTTCTGGACCGCTTGCTCTACCTCCAAAAACTTTGAGCGCGGAACCCGCAGGTCGTACTCGGCTAACGTCCCATTGAGGAACTTGACCTGAATACAACAGCGATACCAACTCCCTAAACGATTTCGCCCATCCAATCTTTGAATCTGCCACATTAATAACTGTGTCTGTGTCATGGAACTCCTCCGCAACTTCCGGTAGTTTCTGTATGTATTGACGCTCCACAGAGTAGCCTACGCCTGTGCCACACAGAAGGACGTACATCAGTTCATCAAAGGCTTTAGGGTGGTCTATGGGTAGGTAGGAGCAGTTAAACCCCGCTACGTTGTCACGATCCAGTGCCTCTCCTGCTGTCATTAGCGCCCTCATGCTGGGCATTACGTCTAGCTTGTGTATTGCATCGTACATCTCAGA